TTTATTAAAGATCTCTATGAGGTATTGGATGACGATGGCATCATTGTATTGCAAATGAGTTATACACCATTAATGGTGCAGCAAATGGCATTTGACAACATTTGCCACGAACATGTTTATTATCATAGTTTAACCAGTTTACACAACCTATTCAGTCAGCATGGCATGATGATTGTTGATGCCAATGTTAATGACACCAATGGTGGTAGTATACGAGTATACATTGCCAAGCAAAAATGTAATCCCAATAGCTTTGGCACTGCACAGTTGCGTCAGGTTTGCCTGTACAGAACCGATGCCATATTGAACTTTGAACGCATCGCTGATATATCAGATCCAAAAATCTGGGAAACATTCGGCACACGATTGATGCAATTAAAAACCAGCATGATAGATTTTGTGCGAACGGCCCGAGCCGAAGGCAAAACCATCTATGGCTATGGTGCCAGTACCAAGGGCAATACCTTGTTGCAGTACTTTGGTCTAACCAAGGAGGACATTACTGCCATTGCAGAACGCAGTACCTATAAGTTTGGTAAAAAGACCATAGGAACAGAAATTCCTATCATAAGTGAAGCCGAAATGCGCGCAGCTAAACCTGATTACCTGTTGGTGCTGCCTTGGCATTTCATTGACGAGTTTGTAAAACGTGAACGCGAATATCTAGAGGCTGGTGGTGCACTGGTTGTTCCTTGCCCTGAATTTAAAATCATAACCAAAGCTGATCTTTAATGAAAAAAATCATATTCTTTAATCAGTTTCATAATGGTGATTGCTTTGTGGGTAAACAATATGTCGCTGAAATTATGCGTCAGTTGCCTGACATAGAGTTTGCTTATGCACATAATAATCATGCAGACATCATCAAGGATCTGGGTATTGAACATCTGGGACTGAACAACATACCACCCATGGACCGTATGACACGCGTGGGTGAAAGCCCTGATAAACAAACAGTATTCATTAATACCTGGGTAGGTTGTTGGCAAGGCACCATGTTTAATCATGGTGAGCACATAAACTTTGTACGATTACATAACATTTGGCGTGAATACTTTAAGTATCTTAAATTAGAGTTCATAGAAGACCCCAATTATTATTTACCACGCATAGATGACACCAAATTTGATATGACTGCAGCTGATGCTTGGTTTAATGATCATGGTGACCGTCCCAGTGTATTAATTTGCAATGGCAATGCAAATTCTGGTCAGAGTCGAGTTGGTGATTTAACCAACTGTATTACTAAATTAGCTGATGATCATCCGGAAATTAATATTTTGGTAACAGCTAAAATTAATATTACTAGACCTAATATATACTATACAGATGATATATTTAATGCTTTGGAAAACGATTTAAACCAGATTGCGTATTTGGCCGGAGGATGTGATATTGTTGTAGGTAAAAATTCTGGCCCATTTAGTTATTGTCAAAATGCCACTAACCTGATGAACAATACTTTAACATTTTTAAATTTAAGCATCTTACCAACAGACTGCCCCAGTGGTGGTGGCCTGTATCGAGCTCGCTGTATGCATACTGCCGAAACCAACGACCATAGAATTGCCGCAATCATACACGTGCTATTAACTAATCCTGAATACAGAGGAACAGAAATCATACTATGAAACCAACATTTATCATAACCAGTGCTATTAATACCAATGTAGGTGCCTATAGCCCGTTGTTAAGAATTTATCAAACACATGATACCATAACCAGCATTCTGAAGTACTATCCAGACGCCATTATTTTATTAGTCGATGGTGGTAAGGATATTCAAGAGACAGATCCAAATTACGAAGCCTGGCAAGCTCTCAAGGCTCGATGCCATGTTAGTTTAAACATGAGCACCAATGAACAGATTAAACATCTGCATAGCAACTTTTTAGACAATGTACCCAATCCACACGAAATGGGCGGCACAACAGGACTGACAAAAAGTGTTGCAGAACTTACACTCATGGCCAGTGTGCTGGATGGTATTAAAAATAATGATCAACTAGCTGAAATTTTAAACACAGATCGTATTTTTAAAATTTCTGGACGATATCAGTTAAGTCCATTGTTTGATCGTTCCGTATATGAAAGTGACTTGGCCAAGAGTAAGTATGTATTCCGTCAGCGTGACGTTAGTTGGATGTCTGATGCGCAAGAAGCCATTGGTACTGGCTATGGATATGCCAGCCGTCTCTGGAGCTTTGACACTGACCTATTGGATGAAACCATAACTAGATTTAACAGCATGATTGAAGATTGTTTAACTATCAGTACTAATCACTATGTTGATATCGAACATTTATTATTCAAGCATTTTTCAGCTGCAAATCCTTTAGAAGTAGAACACACACATCTCATGGGAACTATTGCACCTACAGGAGCAGTTGTCTATGACTAATAATCTAATCATCTGCACAGGTTGGGGATATAAAACTGATTTAGTTGCTGTATTTGTTGAGAGCTGGAAGAAATACATGCCAGATGTCAACATGATCATGCTGGTGGAACCAGATGTTAAACAGGACAAACTTAATTACCTGTTGGAAAACGGTGTTGATGTCCGTTTTTATACTGCAGGATATTTTATCCCCAGTGCCATACATAATACCAGATACTTTAAATATCTGGACATCTTGCTAGAAGAAAGAGGACAATACGACCGCGTGTTCCATTGTGATGTTCGAGACGTGGCTTTTCAGGGCAACATATTCGACGAAGTCCAGCCCAAGGAAGGTGAAGTTGATTTATTTGTGAATGAAGAAGACTCACGTGCCAACTTAAGTGAAAGATTTAATAAATACATTTTGACCAGCAATTATGGCGAAGCCGTGGCCAAGGAGCTAGAGAATGAACGTATTTTATGTTCAGGTACTACTCTGGGTTCACAGGAAATGATGATTCAGTACATAGTAACATTGATGAACCAGCGTGACATTAAAAAGATGATGGAAGTTGGTGGCATACCTGACGAACAAGGTCCATACAACTATTTATTTCATAAAAACCTTATTGCCAATACTAAATTACCAAATGGTGTTGGTGTTGGTACTTTGTGTCTTTGCCCACCAGATGATTTAAAAATTCTAGAAGATGGTCGAGTGTCAGTATATGGTCGAATTCCCAGTGTGATACATCAATGGGATCGACATATTTTAACACCGCATCTGCCCAATCATTACAGCAACTTATACCTCAAGGAGTTAGGCTATGTCCTTTAATTTTGATTTTACACCAGAAAAACTAGCAAAATGTTTGAGTCGCAATAAAAATACAGCAGATCTATTTCATGCATTCAGCGAAGTATTGCCCCGCTATGAAATTACAACAGTAGAACGTGTAGCAGCATTCCTGGCTCAGTGTGGTCATGAAAGTGCAGACTTTACTGTGCTGAAAGAAAACCTTAATTACAGTGCCGAAGGTCTGAGCAAGGTATTTCCTAAACGGTTCCCAACTGTAGCAGCTGCTCAACCATATAATCGCAATCCTGAAAAGATTGCCAACAAGATCTATGCTGACCGCATGGGCAATGGACCAGAAGCTTCGGGCGAAGGTTACAAGTTCCGTGGTCGAGGTGCCATACAGTTAACTGGCAAAGAAAATTATAGCAAATTTGCTGCCAGCCTGGGCATGGATCTGACTGCAGCTGTAGCTTATTGTGAAACTCTAGAAGGTGCCATTGAAAGTGCCTGCTGGTTCTGGACAACTAATAAATTAAACGCTCTGGCCGATGCAACTGACATTGTTGCTTTGACCAAACGCATCAATGGTGGAACCATTGGGCTGGAAGATCGCAAGCATCATTTTGAAAATAATCTGATTGTACTAAGTGCCTAATTATCAGCACCTGGGCTTTGGTGGTCGTAATTTAGCAGTCCCTAAGCTAGAACAGATCAACGAAAACGGCACCCGAGTCTATGCTACACCAGACGGGAGCCGTTATCCCAGTGTTACTACCATACTCAGCGAACATGGGCGTGAAGCTCTGGATCGTTGGCGGGATCGCATTGGTCATGCCGAAGCCGCAAAGATTGGTGCCCGAGCGGCCGCACGTGGAACCAAACTGCACATGTTTACCGAACATTATCTGCAGAATGATCTAACAGTATTCAACGGTGTTGATTTAATTGGTCAGCATTTCTTTGATGAATTTAAACCCATATTATCCGCCATAGACAACATACATTGTCTGGAAACCAAACTGTACAGTCATCATCTAAGACTGGCCGGCACTGTGGATTGCATAGCCGAATACGACGGTGTGCTCAGTGTCATAGACTTTAAGACTGCCAGCAAGCCCAAACGACACGACTGGATTCACAATTACTTCATGCAGACAGCGGCCTATGCCATCATGTATGAAGAATTGACTGGCATACCAGTTCCACAGCTGGTGATTTTAGTTGCCGTAGAAGATTCTCATCCACAGGTATTTGTAGAACGACGCAATCGCTGGACTCAGGGTCTCATAGATCTTAGAAATATTTACGAAAAATCATTGACTCAATATTAAAGTTCCTATATACTGGAGGCATTATGACAAATAAAATAACTCAAAGAGAATGGGATCGAAGTGTTGGATTTGGTGCACCACCAGACGATCAACTCATACCCAACCTGCCTGAATACGAATTGGACAAAGTTACTGGTGAGGTCATCAAGGTAAACAAACCTGAACCGAATATTAAATATAAATGGGAAGAAAGCGATTTTGATTAAACCACTTAAAAAGAACGTACTGGTAGTCAGACTAAAAAAGAAATCTACTACCGAATCAGGTATCATATTGCAGAGTGATCATGACGGCAATGTTGATCGAGCACAGGTCATAGCTGTTGGCACAGAAGTAACCATGGTTAAACCCGACGACATTGTCTTCTGTGATTGGAATAAAGCCAACCCTGTGACCCTGAATGATATTGCACACTATGTTGTAAACGAAGACAACATAATTTGGGTATTCGAATAACTAATGAAGATCATTAGGCTTAATTACGTCTAATCCCCCTAGACTTTTTAGGCATAGTTCATATATAATAGTGTTATGGATAAGAAATTATTCATGATGTATAGGCCTCAAGTCAGACCTTGTAGCAGTTGAGAAAAAGATTACTACTCTCTGATGACATGAGTTTATAAACGCAGTATTTTTATAAACGTAAAGGAGAACTATTATGTGGACAACACCATCAGCTCAAGAAATGAGATTTGGTTTTGAAGTTACAATGTACGTAATGAACAAGTAATTGTTTATCGTACAGTAATTTCCAAAAAGGGGGACTTAGGTTCCCCTTTTCTACTTTATGGAGTGAATATGAAGAAAATAGTATTAATTGGTCATGGATATGTGGCAAAATATATTGCAGCTGAATTGCACAATCAGAGCATACATTTTGTACATACAAGTCATGATGCCTATGTTCCCATAGACGCAGATTTTATCATCAATGCTGCTGGCTTCACTGGCATTCCCAATGTAGATGCCTGCGAATTTCGTAAGGCAGATACAGTTCAGGGCAACATCAACTTTCCCCTATACCTAGAACGTACATTTGATTGCCCCATACTACATTTAACAAGCGGTTGTGTTTATACAGGATACAAACCAGGTGGCTGGACTGAATCAGATGATCCTAACTTTAACTGGAACAATGGATCATTTTACAGTGCCACCAAGGCAGAGTTTCAGAAGCTCTGGACTGAATATCGATATGATCGCAAAAGTTATCTACTACGTTTAAGAATGCCTTTTGGTCCGGACAATCTAGATAAAAATTTATTAATGAAGTTATACAACTATGATCGACTAGTAGACTTTGAAAATAGTCTGACCAATCTGGAAGATCTGGCCGAGGCAGTTTGCTGGTTTGCTGAAAATGAACCGGCGCCAGGTATCTATAATGCAGTCAATCCTGGTGGCATCAAAACACATCAAATAGCTCAGATGCTGGGCATAGTTAAACCCTATTATACCACTGAAGAATGGACCAGCCAAGGATTAACACCTCGATCTAATTGTGTGTTAAATACTGACAAGATGCAAAAGACATTTGCTTTTAGACCCATAACCGAAGCACTTGTAGATTCTATTGACAAAATACGCCAGATTCCATTATAATGAAGGTTGAAGTTATATAAATAATTATACACAAGAGGGATAGACTCTTTAAACCTATCACAACACACAACACACAGGAGAAGTAAAATGTCAAACATGACACCGTTCGAGATTCGCCTTGAACTTCTAAAAATGGCGAAGGACATGCTCACCGAAGACTACTATGGTAAGCGTGAATCAATTGGTCAAGATTGGAACGTCAAAGTTGAAGTTGCAAAACTCAATGGCGGAACAATTCCAGATCATCCAGGTTATCCAACCTATCCAAGCGAAAAAGACATCATAACCAAAGCACAGGAACTCAACGGCTTTGTGTCTAATATTGAAACTAAACCAACCATAACAACTAAAAAAACTACTGTAACACAAAACGCCGCATAGCGCGGAGCAAGGGGATTCCTCTTGCTCTTAAACTAAAGGAGATACAATGTTTAAATTCATACCATTAATTGTATTTGCATTACTAGCAGTATTTGTAGCACCAGAAATAACTTCTTCATTTGCAGCCGAACGCCCTTTAAAGGTCAGATATGAAGATTTAAATCGCACCGCCCGCCAGCAGGTAGATTGTCTGGCCCAGAACATGTATTTTGAATCAGGATGGGAACCCGAGGCCGGTCAAATCGCCGTGGCCATGGTAACCATCAATCGTCAGGAAAGTGGCGACTATCCCAGCACCATCTGTGGAGTGGTCAAGCAAAAGACCGCCAGCACCTGTCAGTTTAGTTGGGTCTGTGAATACAAGACCATCAACAACATTAACCGCGATGTTTATATGCGAGTACGAGCCCTGGCCGTGTATGTGTATGCCAATCGCGAACACATCAAAGACCCCAGTCAGGGTGCCTTATTCTATCATGCCGACTATGTAAACCCAGGTTGGCGTAACATGGTTTACCTGACCAAAATTGGTCGACATAAATTTTATAATCGCAAGGACGTATAATGAATTTTAAACAGCAAAATGTCTATGTATTTTTCGGCGGACTAATGGCATTGGTTATATTGGTCATAGTGGCCTTTTGGAACTACAAGATCAACGAAAACGCTCTCATGAGTCAGAACATACAGAATGCCATGGCCAAGGGCATAGATCCAATCAGTGTTCGTTGCACCTATGCTGCCGACACAGATAACATTTGTCTGGCCTATGCACTTAGAACCCGAGATCATAATTCAGAATTACCAGTACCAATACGTAAATAGAGTTGGGGCTATCTCTAAAATAGCTGTTGTTAATTACAGGAGTAAAAACAATGAAATACTTACCAAAATTAGATGTTAACTTAGTTGCAAACATCGTGGTAGCATTACTTGTTGTTAAAGTATTAGCAAAACTTTTAGGATAATGTACAAGGGTTGGTGGATCCCTAAAACCACCAATACTTTTATTGACTCTTTGAAACAAAACCCTTATAATACAGATATATAATATAGTAGTATGACTTTAACATTAATTGATTGATCGGAGAAGTAGTTCATGAAACTCAAGAAGCCGCAGGGCAAACCCCAGGTAAGTAAGTTGCAACAGCAGTTATTCCAAAATAATCCCTTATTCATTAACAAAACACAACCAAGTAAACCACCAAGTATTTTCATTGCTACTCCCATGTTTGGCGGCCAGGCCAACTACATGTACATGATTAGCCTAATCAATTTATTGACCAAACTAGGACAAAATGGTATTCCCAGCATGTTTGAGATCGCAGCCAATGAAAGTTTAATTACCAAGGCTCGTAATATACTGGTCGAAGGCTTCCTTAAAAGCAATGCCACACATATGTTATTCATTGACGGCGACCTGGGCTTTGATGCCGACGATGTTATTCGCATGATCAAAGCAGACAAAGATTTAATCGGAGGACAATATGCTAAGAAAAAAATTAACTGGGATGTTGTTAAACGTGTTGTACAGGGCTGTCCAGATATCCCTGGGCCTCATATCAATGCTGTTATTGCTGAAAGTACTTTCAGACCCATAGGCGATCAGATGAGTTTTGACATCAATCAACCAGTCGAAGTAGAAAGCATTGCCACAGGCATGATGTTAATTCGCCGTGAAGTATTTGAAAAAATGGCCAAGGAGTTGCCAGAGATTGAAATTATTTCCGGCGGTAGTGAAACCATGGATCCCAAGACTATGACTCGCATCACAGATGCACATAGAAAGGCTCATGCATACTTTGACGTAAGCATTGATCCAGTAACCAAAGCCTATACCAGCGAAGACTTTACTTTCTGCAAACGTTTCAGACAAATTGGTGGTCAGGTGTTCTTGGCTCCTTGGACTCGTACAGTGCATGTTGGTACTTATGAATATCTTTGCGATCTAGGTGCTGTTGCCAAGTATACACAGCAGATGCAGGATCATCGTCCACCATCCGAACAACCAGCCAATGCTAAAATTGAACCCGTACAGGTAGAAGTATGAGCGGAATAAAAGACAGAGTTAGTGCCGGCCAGGACATCATGGGCCTTAAGCTCGTGGGGCCTAATGGCGAACTAAAAGATCATAAAATGGTGTCTGAAGAAGGCGAAGTTACCCTGACCAATGAGTTCATGATTAGCCGAGAGTTTACCAGTGCCAATGATTTTAGCAGCTGGATTGAAACACAGCATGTCAAGACTCGCATACCTCGCATGGATCTGGTCATAGACTATTGTCAGAGTCGCGACATAGACATTGAAACCATAAATCCTTTGATCAACAAGGTACTAAAAGAACGTATTAGATTTGAAGCAGAGCAGGCCAAGTTAATGAAGCCTACAGGAAGATTGCCTATTTAATGACAGAGTTTGAAGCCTATAAGATGTATCTGGCCTTAAAGGCTCATTTCCAGACCGATGATTATGATGTATTTAAAATGCATGGTCGTATCAGAGCCAGTCGTAAAAGTTTCAATGGCCTGGGCAAAGAGTTTGCATTTCGTCGCCTAATCAAGGTCTATGATACCGAAGATACAGTCTGTAACTTCATGGTGGCAAACTTCATACAGGGCAATCATTGGGGTGGTGTATTTGATACTACTGCAGCCAAGGAGTTCATGGCCTGGCAACGACGCAACCAGAGTCTAAGCTATACCTTCGAACAGGATCTAAATCGGTTGTTTACTGAAGCTGCCGAAGATGACGTAGCCGATGTATTTGCCTTTGATGCTGGAACACATCCATACATATTAAAGGCCTTTATGCGTCGCGCCATAACTCCAGAAACTCTGGTCATACTGGACAAGCTAACCAACTGGGTGGTGAATTGTCAGCTCACAGATACAGATCCAGTCTGGCGAGACATACGCAGACTAATAGTAAAATATAAACCCTTTGTAAAAATTAACCTGGATAAATTTCAGACCATATATGACCGCATCAGATAAAAAGAAAAATATCGTCGACGAAGTACGCGAAGAAATCATAGCCGAAAGGGTACGACAGCTGGAAGAAGCAGTAATGAGTCTCAGCGCAGACATACAAAACATCAGCAATGCTGTGCGAGAAATGCAAAGGTACATAGTTAAAATGGCCACCAATCAGCAACAGATGGCCGAACGAGTGAGCATGTGGCCCTATGTTAAAGTAGCAAGTAAAAATACAAAACGAACAAAAGGTCCTGGACCTATTGACGAATAATATAAATACCTATATAATGATGTTAGTGATGAAAGTAGTAATTTATCATGGTAATACAAAACGAAGTAAATACAAATCATACAACGCAAATACGAAGGAGTAATACAGATGTCATATACTAGTTTATCCGAACTAAGAAGCAACCGTGGTAATTTCGACACCCTCATGAAAGAGGTTGAAAAGATTGCCAATCCTCAAGGCCAAGAAAATAGTCGTGATGACGAAAGATTTTGGCAACCAACAGTAGACAAAGCCGGCAATGGCTATGCAGTAATCAGATTCCTAGCAGCTCCAAAAGGTGAAGAAATGCCCTGGGCACGCGTATGGAGTCATGGTTTCAAAGGACCCACAGGCAAGTGGTACATTGAAAACTCATTGACAACCATAGGTAAACCAGATCCTGTTTCTGAATTAAATAATGAACTATGGAACTCAGGTACTGATGCCAACAAGAACGTTGCTCGTGAGCAAAAACGTCGTCTTAGCTACATTGTTAATGTCCTAGTAGTACAAGATCCAAGCAATCCTGC